GATATTTCAGAGAAGTCCAACACTTACTTTCATTCCAAGTTTGTACTTGGGACTACTAATCTTAAAGATTTTGTTCCTGAGAGTATTACAAATGCTACTGCTCTTAAACGTCTTTTGAACATGTAGTTAAGATGGAGGTTAAGAAGGAGTTTTCAACTACAGTTGATGGAATTGCCGTTTTGGACCCTTCCAAGCTACCTAAGGACATGTTTGGGAATACCGAGATTAGAACGGATTATGTTAGATATCTTTTGTGTACTCGTGATCGTGAGCCTGTCAGATATATTTCCTTTGAAGATATGATTGATATTCTTGTGAAATCATTTGAAATTAAAGCACAAGAGTGCGATGCAATGAGACGGGCTATGGAGGAAACTATAGCTTGCCAGTCCCTTAAGAGAGATGACGACATGTTTGATCCTACTTTGAGTTTGAGAAAGTCTTCTGAGGAAGGATTCTTGCAAATGAAGGAGATGGACGCGGGAGTTATGTCAAATGAGAAAGAACCATTTATTAGTCAGATGAATTACTTTGCCAAGACTCATGTTAAGATGAATTTAGTGAGATGTACGAACATGTTTTCTTCTGAGATTATTGATGCTTTTAAGGAACAATCAAAGGTTAAACGAGATCCGTATATGAATCTCTTGCGTGAACGGTGGGTTCATATGGTGGCTGTTGGTACAGAATACGACCTGCAGCTATTAGGTATGAAGATGTCGATATCTGCTACGGCGTTGACTGAGATTACAGGTTTTGACTTCATGGTCGAACATGTAGGAAATTACGTTTTCTATGCTATTGGCCATTTAAATAATGTCGGTATTATTGAAAATTTCTTTAGCAAGGGTTGTTCTGCGGAATGTTTTGGTCAATTGGTGAGAGACGTCTTCTCCTCTGTGGAAGATGTTGAGACATTGATTATGCCTATGGAGTTTCGATACAACGTTTCTTCAACTCCACTTCAAGAGGTGTGGAGGTTTAAGATGGAGAAACTTTTAAAAGACTATATTCCCACTTATGCTGACACTCTTCTCGGTGTCTTGGATGTTATCAAGTTAGTAGCTATTGTAGTGGCTCCTTTCGTTGTGATGATGGGACTTAAGTATGCGGGAAGATCGATAAAAGAATTGATTTCGGGTTTCTTTGCTTCAAATTCTGAAACACAATCAGCGATTATGCAAGGTCAGCATCATATGTTAGCTAAACCTGATCGTATGGCTCAAATTAAGAATTTATTTCCTCAAAAACCTCAGATGAACT